CGCCGATCGCGAACTTGCGCTGCTGGTCGGCGGCTTCGAACTGAGCCTTGTCCGCCCGCGTCAGCTGCTCTTCGACAATCGCTTGGAGCTTGACCTGCGCTTCTGTGGCATTCGCGGCCTTGAGTTGCGCGGCCTTCGATTCCGCCTCCTTCAGCGCGGCGTCGGTGATCTTGTGCTCGGCGTGCTCGCGCTCGGCCTTGGCAAGCTCCTCGTCGATCGCCTTGTCCTTGATCGTCTTTTCGAGCTGGACGAGCTGAACCTGGATTTGAAGGTGCTGCTCGGCACTGCCGGCGAGACCGAGCTTGGACTGCAGAATCTCCTGGTTCGCCTGAAGGATTTCCTTGTCCATTTGAGCGAGCAGTTCTTCGGAGCGGTCGGCGGGCTGCTTTCGTCCTCTCGGCCCCTTCGGAGCGAGGAACGGCGGGAGATTGACGCCGGGGCCCAAGGACGGCTTCGGCGCTGTCGCCGCGGCGGTCGCTGCTCGAAGCAAGGCCGTCTGCCGCCTCAACTCCTTCTCGGCGTCGGCGGCTGTGCCGCTGCCAGTGCCGTGCCTGAAGCCAAGAATTGAAGTGGCGCTCTCAGAAGCAGCCTGGCGCGCAAGGAATTCGGCCTTCGCGCGGCGAACCTGCTCCATGCGGAAGCGCAGGTCCATGTTCTGATCGGCGGCGTTCTGCGCGACCGTGTTGCCGAGGACCGCGCCGCCAGCCGCGCCAATGGCCGCACCGGCAGCCCCGAACCTGCTGCCGGCAAGCCCGCCGATGATGGCAAGCGCCAGCTGCGGGTTGGAGCTGAAGAAGTGGAGAATCTGATTGGTGAGCGTGCTGAGCGCTTGTGCAAGGCTGAGGATGGAATTCGCGTTCGCCGTGACGGTCGAGGCGATATTCGCTTCGAGGACAGTCTTCAGCGCCTCCAGCTTGTGCGCCGTGACTTCGGCATTCCTGATCTGATCCTCGGAAAGAACGACGCCGAGCTGATGTGCTGCTTCCGACAGGGCGTTGAGCCGCTCCGTTCCGCCAGCAAGCAGGCTATCCAGCTGCGCGCCGGCCTTGCCAAACAGGGCGACCTCGATTGCTGCCCGCTGCGAACGGTCGGTGACGTTCTTGAGCGCATCCGCGATCTTCGTGAACACGTCGCCGGTGTTGCCTGAGCGAAGCTCATTGACGGTCGTATGCGCGGCAGTCGCGAGCGCCTGGAAGGCCTTCGTCTGCTCTTCTGAGCCGACTTTGGACTTGCCGATCGAAACGGTGAGCCGCTGAAGCCCGCCTTCGAGCGCTTCCTGGCTGACGCCGAGCTGGCCGGCGGCGAAGCGGAACTCCTGCAGTTGCTTGGTCGTGACGCCGAGCGTCCCCGCGACTTCGCCGATGGCCGCAGCATATTGGAGGCTCTGCTTGATCTGCTGCGTCAGCGCGCCGACCGCGAAAGCCGCAACGAGTCCTTCGACGGCGATCTTCGCCGACTTGAAAGAGCTTTCGATGTCCTTGGAGAGGCCGCGCGCGATCGAGCGCGACTTGTTCGCGCCAGCTTCAAACTGGGCGGTGTCAAGCCCGAGCGCGACCCGCAGCGAGCCGATGAGCGAACTAGCCATCGGCATCCGCCAGCTTGAAGGCGTCCTTCACCAGCTTGCCGAGCGCGGCGACGATCACTTGCCCATACTTCTCGGAATACTGGAGGCCGACGATCACGTCCGCACTGAGGTCGGCGTGGTGCTTGCGCGTCATGGCGATGAGGAACTGCGACATCACCGACGACGAGGACATGAGCTCGCCGAGAAGCTCGACCAGCCCCTTCTCGAAGAGCCCCTCAAGCTGCCAGATGACTTGGTAATCCATCGTCAGCGTCAGCGTGAAGTCGTCGTCGAGCGGGATCGCCGCCTCGTAGAGGAAGGGTTTCAGTTCCATGATTTAGCCTTGCTGTGCGAGGCGGGCAGCGCGCGCCGATAGGCGCTGAGCCGTCGCGTCGATCTGGACCCACATGTAAAAGCCGACGAGCTTGATCGTTTCGTATTTCTTCGAGTCGAACGCCGGTCGGCCCGAAGGCTGAGCGACGTCCTTGAAGGTTCCGAATTCCATGAAGATGCCGTGATGCCGGGGAAGGCTGGCACTCGGGCCGATGAAGATGGTCACGCCGCCAGGCGGCGCTGAGACGTCGACCTCGTGCGAAACAGACTTGTCCGAGACGATGATCGAATCGCGAAGGTGCAAGCCCTGATCGCTCGCATCGTAGGGAGCGAGTTCGGCCCACGTTGCGCGGATCGGCTCGGCCGCGTCCTTGAGAGCGCGGCGGACGACGTTCTTCTCCGTCGCGACCTTGGGGATTTCCTCGAGCGCTTCCAGCACGCCATCGAGGCCTTCGACATGAACGGTCAGCGTCAGCGGTTGAGTGAATGCCACGTCGATAGTATCCTCGGCTAATGGCTCAACGGCTTGCCGCGTTCGCGTTCGTCTTCGTGCTGGTCGGCGGCTACTTCCTCTATTCCGGCTTGGTCATGGACACGTCGGTCGCAACCGGCGACGGCGGGACCGTCGCGAACCTTCAGCTGATGCACGTCCAGGCCATGAAGATCGCGCTTGGCATCGGCTCGGCAGTCATCGCCGCCCTCTTCGCCGTCGGTTCGGCGATCATCAGCCGTCAGTGAACCGCGCGCTCAATTCTGACATTGAAGCCGCGCTCCCTGAGCCGCGTAAAGAAAGCGATGCCCTGAGCGTAACTTAGGCGGTTGCTGTCTTCGCGTCGTTGCTCATTCGGCCTGCCGGTATATTCCGACAAGTCTTTGAGCTTCCCGCTATAGCCGTTGAGCGCGAAGACCGCAGTGTGCCAGGCCGTCGAGATCGCTAGCTCGAATTGCCTCTGCGCGGCGTGGGCCATGCCTTCCATGATCGTGACATAGGACCGCGGCGATTGCCGCCAGAACTCGGAAGGAGAGCCGCCGAGCCTGATCCATTCACGAAGGAAGGTTGCGATGTCCCACGCCGCTTCGGAGGGTTTTCCTGCCTCTCTTTCGCGACGTTAAACGTCCGGTTGAAGAGGCCGAAGATCGACGTGCTGTCGACGCGAAGGAGAAGGCTGAGCGCCTGCTCCACTGTGACGTCGGGATGATGCCGCAGCATCAGTCCCTTCATCACCTGCGCCTTCAGGCACAGCCGTGAGCCTTCGAACATTGCGCCGAGGATTTCCGGCATTGGCTTGCCGGCCATCCGCTCGATATGCGCGAGCGCCCGAAAATCCACAGCCAGGCGGCAACCCTCGACGACCTCTTCATCGTCGAAGATCAGCATTAGCTGCCGGACGCTCCGGCTCCCTGCTCCTGATCGCCGGTGATGCGAAGGATCAGCGTTGCGGTGATCTTGCTCCCGGGCTCCATGTTATCCGGCGCATATCTCTTAACGAAGGCCTGCGTCGTTACGTTAGCATCGATTGTTCCGGTCCCCGAATCGTCCGGAATCTCGAAGCGCACCTTCCGCGTGTCTCCCGTTGTTCGCGCGGCGACAAGGAGAAGATCGGTTGCGCCGAGCGGGACATAATTCAGCTGAACCGTAACGTCGCCGCCGTCGATCAGGCCCGCCTTAAATTCCTTCCGCCGGCCAGGCGACAGCAGGTGCGTGACCTCCACTTCATCAGCCTGATCCTGCGGGAACGTGCAGCTGACGACTTCTGCTAGCTGGACGAGGTTCGCTTCCGTGTTGTCGGTCGAGAGGAACAGCTTACCCCCCCACCCGATGCGGGCTTCGGTCATTTCATGCTCTCCTTGGATTAATCGTGGGCGATCATCAGGTCCGCGGTCTTGCGGTAGATGATCGAGTCGCCCTCGCGTTCACCGCCAAAATCGCGCGGGCCGAGGACAATATCCGCGCGCTGGAATGTGCGACCGCTAAAAGTGCCGCCGAGAATGAGTGCCCCTGGCGATCCGGTCTCCCCGATCAATGCCGCCATCGCCGCCTGAACGTCTGCGTAAGTGAAGCCCCAGGCGTCGACCTGGACGCGGGCGAACTCTAGGTCGAAATCGTTGAGCGTCTGGCCGCGAAGCTCCGTCACATCGAGCAAGGTCACGAAGGGCTTGGCGGCGTTCTGCGGCGCGTTCACCCACCACGTCTGCGGGTAGGCATCTCTCGCCCGAATGATGAAGGCTTCCTGCCAGTCCATCAGGGCGCGGACATCTGCTGAAGGAGCGCCGGGTCAGTGACGTGCGGGTAGAAGCGTGCGCGCCTGAGTGTCGGCGTGGAGGTCAACCCATTGCGCCACAGGTAGAAATTGAAGCGGTCGAAAACCGAGAAATCCGTGTGCAGCGCCGGGATATAGGACATGACCGGGCTGTTATCGATCGAGACCATGAGCAAGGCCGGACTGACCGAATAGGAAACCCTATGTGCTCCGACGCCCAAAGGCACTTTCATGGGCGCATAGACGTCCGGGTCTATGTTGTTCCTCTCGCCGACATAGAATCCGTCGAAGTTGCTGAGGCCAACGTCCCGGCCATCCCATTTGAGGCAGTTGACGCCGATTGAGCGGCCATCGTCGTGCGAGAAGTTGCTGGTGAAAACCGCGACGTCGATTTCGTCAGCGCCGGTGTATTGAACGTCCACGTCGAAGACGCCGCTGTGCGTCGTTCCTATCGGCGCGAAGAACTCGGGAGTGGAGAAAACGCTATCGGAGACGCTGACCGCAGTCGTGATGATCCGCAGCCCCTCGCCTGCGACTTCCCCGGCCGCGTTCATGTAGCTCACCAGGATGTCGGCATATTCGTATGAGACGCCAGCAGCCGTGTAGCTGTCGGCTTGGAAATTAAGGTCCGCGATCGCGGCCGGCGGTGTCGGCGCTGTGAGGACGCCTGCCCCCTCCAGCGACCTGATCCCGGTGAACCGGATCGTCTTGCGGTCGAGCGGCGCTCGCTCGGTCAAATCCCAGTAAGAGCCGTCGAAGCTGATCCGATCCAGAAGCGTCACGCTGTCGACCTTCCTGCTGCGAAGGCATTCGAACGTCGCAGCTTGCGATGCGCTCTCCTGAGCGGCCTCTCGCTTCTCCTGAGCCGTTCCGAAGCGGACGCGCGATGTCGCAACCACATAATCCGCCCAAGTCTCGATCGGCTGGCCGTAATCGTCGTCGATCGTCGTCGCGCGCTGGAAGATCACGCGATAGCTGCGGTCGCCTGCCCCCATGTCAGTAAGCCGAAACCGGCCTCAGCTCGTCGAGCAGCCAAGTGATCGTGGCGGCGATCTCGTCAGAGACGATGCCAGCCGCCGCCGCTTCCCTGAATTCGAACCAATGGCCGATCAGCAGCAGCATCGCGCGCTTGCCGATCAGATACTCTTCGCTCGCCGCCTCGACCGCGCCGCCGGTGTAGGTGACGGTGATCGTCCCGCCGGCGATCAGGTCGGGAAAGCCACTGCCATCGATCGCCGGATAGATGCGAGCGGGAAAGCCGAGGTTGGCGACGAAGCCGCTGTAATCCGCGTCGTCGTCCGGATCTGCGCTCGTCGAATAGGCGATGCTGTCGATGCTCGTGATCGGCGACCGCCAGATTTCGAGATAGTCGCCCCAAGCCCTGAACGTCTCCGTCCTCTCGCCAGCAACGAACAGCCGCCGGCTCACGCGCTCGACGTAAGCGCGAGCCGGTGCGAGCAGCGACGAAAGGAACGTGTCGAAGCTCGTATCGCCGGCATCGACGATGTTGACCTGCGCGCGGGCTTCGGCAAGCGAGACGGGTTCAGACATTCAAGCTCCTGCGAACCGAGGCATCCGATGCGACTGCTCGATCTCTTCCGAAGAGTGGGAACCGGCTCCAAGGGCTGCTACGCCCCGGCGTATGAAATGCTGCTCCGCGACAGGCGCGAGAGCGTTGGCGCTTTGCTCGAAATCGGCATCGGGACGCTTGACCCGAAAGCTTCATCGACAATGTTCGGTTGGGCCGAGGCGGACTACAAACCGGGAGCCTCGCTCCGAGCGTGGCGCGACTATTTCCCCCGAGCGCAGATTTTCGGCGTCGACATTTGGGCGGGGACACAGTTCAGCGAAGAGCGGATCAGAACCTTCCTCTGCAATTCGACCGACCCCGCAGCTGCGGCCAAGCTCGACATTCCCGAGCTCGACATCATCGTCGACGACGGCTCACATGCGAGCGAGGACCAGCTTGCGACCCTCGCCAACTTCTTCCCGCGTCTGAAGGCTGGCGGATTCTATTTCATCGAGGACATCGGAAGCACTGAGCCGCTCTACAAAAAGCCACGCCTCGTCGAGCGCATCATCGGCGACAGCCATTGGTTCGCGATCTCCGACGATGACCAAAAGCTTAGCCGGTGGAAGATGATCGTGATCCGCAAGCGCTAAAGCGCCTGCAACACCGCAGCGTCGGTAATCAGAGGATAGAAGTCCAAGTTCGGGCAGGTGATCTTCGCCCCGTCCGCGCCATTGATCCAAATGTAATTGAAAAACTGCATGTAGGTTGCGAACTTGGTCGGGTCCACGGGCGAGTAGGGAACAACGGCGCCGTGGTTTATGCAAAGGAAACAGCCCGTTGCGTCGAAGCCTACGACGACATGGTAATCGCCCGTGACCAGCGGCGTCAGAAACTCCGTATAGACGCCGGGATTAGGCGCGACCTGATCGCCCGTATAAATCCCGTTCAGGCTTCCCCACTTGTTCGGCCCTGCGCCTACGTTCGTGGAAGCCCCATCATCGTCGAACACCATGAACGACAAGTTGCTGCCCGCGCCGACCACGACCGACACATCGAAGACTGCCGTATTGGATGCGCCGACGGCCGCGAATAGCTCGGGCGTCGAAAGCACGAAATCCGATGCGCTCGCAGTACCTTGCAATACCCATCCCTCGCCGGGAACGATCGAGGAATGATTGAAACCGGTCAGGCACTCGGCGAGCGTCTTGCTCGATCCGCCGAAGCTGTAAGCCTCATCGGAGAAATGGAGCGAGGCGTTCGGGGTCGGCCCGCTCGCTCCAGTGCCCGCCTGTGCCTTGATCGAGAGATCGACGCCGATCCTCATGCTGACCGCCTAGTAGAGCGCCACGACCACGGCCGGCGCGCTGCCGGTCGTCGGATCGTCGATCGCCCGAGCCGTCAGCGGGTTGTAGCCCTTGAAGACCGGCACATCCTCGCGGACCTGGCCGCTCTCCGTCGTCAGGTTCAGGAACCCGTCCTCGGTGCAGAGGATCGCGCGGCAAACGCCGTCGGCGAGGTCGGACGAGCTTGGCGTTACGGTGACGTAATCTAGCGCTGGCTCGGTCTTGTTCGATGGTTCGTTCATGGCTTGGCGTCCTTTCCGTCGCGGCCGCGCTTAACTGCGATGCGCCAGCCCTCGTCAGGTTGATCGGGCTTCGCGGTCGTTGCCCGTTCGGCGATCCACATGTGACCGCCCCAGGTCACGGCATCGCCAGCTTCGTAAGTCTCTCCGCTGCGCCAGACGCCGCGATAGATGACCGTCGGCCATTTGAGCGTGAAAGCCTTCTCTTCCTCGCCGCGGCGGAAGCTCAGCTCGATTGTGCGATCATCGTCGAGGACGGCCACGTCCATGTCGTCGAAGCCGAAGCCGTCGCGGCCGTTCTTGCCCTTCTTGCCGTCGCGGATGCCGGTGCGGATCAGCCGGCCGTCCTCAAGCGTCAGCACAAGCTCGCCGCTGTCCTTCAGCGCTTGGACGATCCCGGCCGCGTCCTTCCCGTCCTTCGGCGGCGGGAGCGCTGCGACGGCGCGCTCAACGGCTTCGGCAACTAAGGCGGCGATATCCGGCAGTTCGGGTGCCTCAAGCAGTTCCGGAATGATGTTCTCCGGTTCCGGCCTGTCCTCCAGCGCCTTCAGACGTGCTTTCAGTTCGGCATTTTCGGCTTTGAGTGGCGCGACCTCGCGCTCGAGATAGCTTTTGACCTGTGCGACGATTGTATCGCCGAGGAGCTGACCGTCAAACATCGGCAAAACCCTTCGTTACGGTCGCCATTAGCTTCATGGCTTCTTGCGCCGCCGCGTTGTCATTCGCGGCCGGATCGGCCGGAGGCGCAGGCGCGGCCTTGCCGAACGGATCTTCCTTCGCGTCGCGCTTGGCGAGCGCTTCGAGGCTGAAGTCCTGCTGCTGGCGATAGACGGAATCGCCACCGGCCTTCGGCGGCAGGCTGAGCTTCGCGCGGCCGTCGTTGGGCGTGAAATAATTCCGGCCCTTGTCGAGCACTTCCATCTGCGTCGCGCTGTCGAGCCGCAGCAGGTTGTCGACGTCGAATTCGGTCCCGAGAGTCACGCCGTCCATGCCGAGGCCGTCGTCCAGGCAGGCCTCGATGTCCTCGAAGTGCTTCTGGATGCATTGCGTGTAGTAACGCAGCGTCCGGTCCTGGACGCCGCCGGCCGCAGGCTCCGCGCCGACGCCGATCATAAACGGCGGAACATGGTAGGCCGAGCAGACCATTTCGGCGGTGTATTTCAGCTGCTCCACGACCTGCGCGTCGACCGAAGTCATGGTCATGGTTTCGAACTTGGCGTTGTTGCCCAGGACGGCCAAGCGGCCAGCGCCCTTCGGACCGCCGTATTTTTCCTGCCAGGTGCTTTGCAGCCGCGCCGCTTCTTCCGCCGGGATATTGCCGGGGAACGTCAGGATGCCGCTCGGGCGCACTCCGTTTTCGGCGAGTTGGGCCGCAGCGGTTTCAAGGTTAGTCGCCTTCGTCGCCAGCAGCGCGTTCGCGTAGAGCGGCGAAATGCCGACCAGCGGGTGGAAGAGGCAATTGAAGCGGTCGTGAATGATCTCGCGCGCCGGAACGATGATTCCGTCGCTAGTCTGGAGACCCGAAAGGTTGTCCTGGCTGAGCCGATAGAAGACCTGGCCGTCGTCGCTGACGAGCGGTTGGACGCGATCCGGGTTCAGCACGAAGAGCGCGGTGACGACATTGCGCCCGTCGCGCTGCTTCAGGATGTAGGCATTGCCGCGCAAGAGCTTGGAATTCATCCACGTTTCGAGAAACTGGATGCGCGTCTGATAATTGTTCGGCTTGCGCAGGACCGGCGAATAGGCCGGGTTGACCGTCTCCTGCCAAACGCCGTCCTTGAATTGGACAAGCTTCACCCTGTTTTTGGCGACGTCACTGCAGATCGACGTATGACACGCAAACACCGCAGGCATCGCGAGGCATTGGTCGGGACTGAGCTGCTCGAGATTGCGCTGCCACGCTCCGGCGAACGGCTCTCTTACGAGCGGCCACCACCCTCCGCGGTTGTCGGGCGGCGAGAGGCCCTTGCCGACGCTCGGCATGAGGCCGGCCGACAGGATTTGCAGCGCCCTATGCACGCGAGGCTCCGCGCAGAACGATGAAGGCGGCCCCGAGGCAGAAGGCACCGAGCGCGATCAAGCCCGGTCCTGTGCCGAACGCCACGAAAACGCCGGCCGATATGCAGGTCGCGCCGCCGAGAGCCAGGACGATCACGCTCGCGATCTCGATCATCAGGCGGCCTCCTTCTCTGCGATGCGATAATTCGCGGTCACGAACGGGTCGGTTCGGATCGAAGCGAGCGTCCACGGCTTGATCTTGCCGGGGAAGAACAGCAGCCGCGGCGCGAACCTGCCCCGCTTGGCTTTCCGCTCTGATTGGTAGGCCGGGCCATACCAAAAGACGCCATCGCGCTCCGACCAAGTTTTTTCCTTCCGGCCGAGCGCGAGCGCCAGATAGGCCTGATCGGAACCGACGAACAATTCGCCGCTGAGGCGCGCGCTCTTCGCGTTGAAGTCCTCGTAAACACGCGGCCGGCAACCGGCGCGGATCATCATCATCGAGCCGTTATACGGGCGGTCAGGCGCTGTTCCCTTGAACAGCACCAAATCTTCAGGCCGATCGAACAGCGGATCGAGCGGGCCGCCGATGACGCAATCCAAGTCCATGCAGACGAAGCGCTCGCCGAAGATGCGCGCCGCATCCCTGCGGAACATGCTCAGGCGCCGGTAGCAGTTCGGCTTGTGCCGCCCCCACTTCGGCTCGATGTTTTCGAACTCGTGCGGCGGATCGATGCGCTCGATGCCGCGCGGCAGTCCCTTGGCGTCGGTTACGCAGGCGATGCGATGCGGCATCGACAGATGGCGGCTCACCATGTCGGCCCAAATCGCCACATGATCCACGGTGAACGTCGTCCGGCCTTCGGGCTGATGCCACAGCCATGAAAGGACGGTCAGCACAGCGCGCCTTGCGCTTCCAGATACGCGAACAGCGGCTGGTAGCGGATGACGAAATCGGCGCGGTTGGCCTTCAGGTAGCGCCACTTTTTCAGGATTTCGTCGCGCCCGCCGTCGGCCATGATATTGCCGAGAAGCGCGACTGCCCATTCTGCCTCACCAATGTCGCATCCGAACATTGCCGCGCCGCATTGGAACAGCCAGAACTTCTCAGGCGCGACGAAATCGTTCAAGTAGACCCAGGCCTCCTTGATCTCTTCCGGCGTCCACCGGCTGAGCGACAGCGCATCTTCCGAGACCTCGCGCCAATCCCACTTCGACTTGACGCGGAAAACCAACGTCGTTCCCGGCACGATTGCTTCGACGAATTCGAGATGATCGCGCAGCCGATAGAGGCAGGCCGGAATCTCGTAGCTCGGGAAGTGGCAAAAGTCCTGCCACGCCATGATCGAGCCGGGCGTCAGTGCCTCGCGGAACTCGGTCAGGACGGCAGAGATCGCAGGAACGCGCTTGGGCGCGTCGCTGACCAGCAACGCGATCCGCGCGCGGCACCATGAAATCTTCTCGATCCGGCCCTGGTGCGGCGTCACATAATCGAGCAGCGGGCCGAGGTTCCTCTGGAACTGCTCGAAGGTCGGGCCGACGGGGACATTCTCGACGCCCTGCCGGTCATAGAAGGCCTTCACCTTGGCGACGTGGCCGGGCTTCGACTGGAACTGGTCGTAAACGTGCGCCTTCGTGCGAACGCCCGAATCCCTGATGCCGGCCGCGATGTAGGCGGTCGAAGCGCCGAGCCAAGCGCCGAGCTCGACGATCGCGCCCTTGCCGGCCGCTTCCTTCGCCAGCCGGTAATAGCATTCGCGCTCGGCGTCGGTCGTCATCGCCGGGATTGGCGGGACGCCGGTCAGGCTGTCGCGTTCAAGCTCGGCAGTTTGTGCCTGCAAATCACTTCCCCCGGAATGCTTTTGAGGCCGATCACCTG